GCGTTAAGAATACCTTTACAAGTTGGTGTAGGTTCAAGTGGAACGGGTGCAAACGTACCTTAATAGATAATTATGGCAAACTATAAAACAGCAAAATCACGATATAATACTCTAGAGGCGATACGAGACCCTTACCTTGATAGAGCACGAGACGCAAGTGAGTTTACTATTCCCTCAATAATGCCTCGTGAGTATCATTCTAAACACACTACTCTTTATACTCCTTATCAAGGAATAGGAGCTAGAGGTGTCAATAACCTAGCATCTAAACTTCTTTTAGCTTTGCTTCCCCCTAATCAACCTTTCTTTAGACTAACTCTTGACGAGTTTACTTTATCTGAGCTTGCAGGACGAGATGATATGAAAGGCGAATTTGAAAAAGCTATGGGTTCAATAGAACGAGTAGTTATGAATGAGATGGAAGTTAATAATTTTAGAAATGCTTTATTTGAAAGTTTAAAACATCTTTTAATTTGTGGTAATGTTTTACTTTATATTACCCCAGATTTAAAAATGAAAGTTTATCATTTAGATAGATTTGTCGTTAAGAGAGACGGTATAGGTAATGTTTTAGAGATAATTACAAAAGATATGGTAGCTCCCAGCACGCTAACAGAAGAACAAAAACTATTAGTTGAGGGAGATAAACAAAAAGACGGATACGATGACACTTGTGAAATTTATACTTGTGTTAAAAGATCAATGAATGGTAAGAAATGGGAAGTACACCAAGAAATATATAATAAAATAATACCATCTTCTATTGGAACTTATCCTATTGATAGAAATGCTTTTGTTCCGTTAAGATATACTTCTATTGATAATTCTGATTACGGCAGAGGATTTATTGAAGAATATATTGGCGATCTTCGTAGCTTAGAGGCTTTATATAGATCAATCGTTGAGGGATCAGCAGCGGCAGCTAAAGTATTATTTCTTGTTAAACCTAATTCAAGTACAAGATTAAAAACTTTATCTGAAAGTCCTAATGGTGCTATCCGTGAGGGTAATGCTGATGACGTATCTACTTTACAAGTTAATAAATTTACTGACTTTAATATTGCTTTACAAACAATAAAATTAATTGAAGAAAGATTACAATTTTCATTTATGTTAAATACTTCTGTTCAAAGAAATAACGACAGAGTAACTGCTACAGAAATAAATTATGTATCTAAAGAACTAGACGATAGTTTAGGTGGTTTATATTCTTTATTATCACAAGAATTACAATTACCTTTAATTAATAGGTTAATGCACCAAATGGAAAAGAAAAAAGCATTACCTACTTTACCTAAAGACAGTGTACGTCCTAAAATAGTTACAGGACTAGAAGCCTTAGGTAGATCAAGTGATTTACAAAGATTAAACACATTTGTTCAACAGCTACAACCATTTGCAGAACAACTTATGACATATTTAAATTTAGATGAATATGTAAAAAGAGTTGGTACTTCTCTTGGTGTTGAAATGCAGGGACTAATAAAATCTCCTGAGCAAGTACAAGCTGAACAACAAGCTATGCAAGAACAAATGATGCAACAACAAAATTCCCCTGCCGTTGTAAAAGAGGGTATGGGTATGGTCAGGGATAGCTTTAAAGACCAAAGGGAGAAAACTAAAGGAGAATAATTATGGTTGATACCGTAAACGTACCTGTGGAAGAAGTAAAAGAAACACAGGAATATTTAGACGAAATGTCTAAAAAAGCTGATGATGCTCAACAAGTTGCAACTGAATCAGCACCAACAACTGAACCTGTAAAAGAAGAACCTATTTTAGGTAAATTTAAAAGTCAGGAAGATTTAATAAAATCGTATCAAGAGTTGGAAAGAAAGTTAGGAGAAACTTCTAAGTCAGAAGAAACAGAAGCTCCTAAGGAAGAACTAAAAGCTGACACTAAAGTTAATTTTGATTTTCAAAATGCTCAAAGAGAATTTGAAGATACAGGAGAATTAAGTCAAGATACAATTTCATCTTTAGAGAAAGCAGGATTACCTAAATCTTACATTGATAATTATATTGCTGGACTTGATGCAGTAGCTAAACAATTTGAAGCTAAAGCATTTGAAAGTACAGGAGGCGAAGAAAATTATAAAAGTATGACTGATTGGGTAACTAATAATCTTTCTGAAACTGAAATAAAACAATTTAATGATAACATTGGTCAAGATAATGAAACAGCATTATTTACTATTAAAGGTATGTATGCTCGTTTTAATTCTGAAACTAGAGAACCAAACTTAGCAACAGGCACTACTGGTCAAAGTCAAGGTGGAGCTGCTTATGAAAGTATTGGTCAAATGAAAGCTGATATGTCAGACCCTAAATATGCTACTGACAGTGCATTTAGAAAAATGGTTGCTGACAAAGTTTCAAGATCAAAAATCATTTAACAAGTTTCTAAGGACAAATTGCTAGTCCTAGAAAAGCAAAGTAAAAGTAAGACATTACCTTTCTGAGGAAAGACAATTCTGCTTCTGAAATTATTACGCTAATTTAGCAAACAACCTATAACACAAGGAGATATATATAATGTCAAATTATACTGTATCAGATATAGGGCAAAATGCTGGATCAGGTAGTACTACTGCGGCTTTCTTAAAAGTCTTCAGTGGAGAAGTTATTACTGCTTTTGAAACAGCAAATTCAACCCTAGACAAACACTTAGTTAGAACAATTAGTTCTGGCAAAAGTGCACAATTTCCAGTTGTTGGAAAAGTCACTACAGCGGCTTACCATACAGCAGGAAATGAAATCACAGGTGGTTCTGTAACTCACAATGAGAGAACAATCTCTATTGAGAATTTACTTATCGCACCTGTGTTCATCGCTAAAATTGATGAAGCTATGTCACACTATGACGTAAGATCAATCTACACAAAAGAAATGGGTAGAGCATTAGCGAACCAAATGGATAAACACGTTTACCAAAATCTTATCCTTAACTCTAGAGCAGGAGCAGCAGCACCACAAGCGGCTGGAACTGCGGAAACTGATGCGGACTTTAATACTAACGCAGCTTCGGCAGCGGCTACGATATTTAAGTGTGCTGAAAAACTAGATGAGGCAGATGTACCAGCGGAAGACAGATACGCAGCAGTTAGCCCAGCGGCTTACTACAATCTGATTCAAGGTACAACTGTAATCAATAGAGATTGGGGTGGATCAGGTTCATACTCAGATGGAAAAGTATTAAAAGTTGCTGGAATAAATATTGTTCCAACTAACAACTTACCATCTACAAACATCAGTTCTGGTGTTGCTCAAGGTTCTAGCACAAATTTTGCTGGAAACTTCTCAACAACAGTTGGCTGTGTTTGGCAGAAAAATGCGGTTGGAACTGTGAAACTAATGGACTTATCAACTGAGATGGATTACCAAATCCAAAGACAAGGTACATTGATGGTAGCTAAGTACGCTATGGGTCATGCACCTCTAAATCCAGTTTGTTCAATCGAGATCAAAACATCGTAATTATATTACTTTGTTTTTAAACTTAGGAGGCGGCTTCGGTCGCCTCTTAATTATAGGAATTATATTATGGGAACAGTAACTACAAAACTTGAATCTGTAAATGTTATGCTTACAGCGATTGGAGAAAGTCCAGTTAACACAATTACAGCTTCAACTACAAATGATGTTTCTATAGCAATACAAATTTTAGAAAATGTCTCAAGAGAAGTACAAAGTGTAGGTTGGCATTTTAATACAGATACAAATTATTTATTAGCTAAAAATTCATCTAATCAAATTGAATTACCTGCAAACTGTCTAAGAGTTGATACATCAAATAAAGATGCAGATTTAGATTTAGTTGAAAGAGCTAGAAAACTTTGGGATAGAGAAAACCACACTTATACAATTAATCAAGATGTTAGAGTAGACATAACTTGGTTTTTAGAATTTATAGAAATACCAGAAACAGCAAGAAGATATATTACAATAAGAGCTGCAAGAATATTTCAAGACAGAATGTTAGCTTCTGATACTTTACATAAGTTTCATCAAGTAGATGAAATACAAGCATTAGCTTCATTGAAAGAGCAAGAGGGAGATACTAGAGATCATAGTATCTTTGATAATTATTCTACTTATAGAGTTGTAGATAGAGGTAATTATCAACCTAATAAAATTACTTTAACAGATGAATAATGGCTGCAAGATTAATTTCCAATTCAATTCCAAATTTATTGAATGGGGTTTCTCAGCAACCAGATACAGTTAAATTACCAAACCAAGCAACAGTACAAGAAAATGGTTTATCAGATATTATTTCAGGATTAGGTAAAAGACCACCTACAGAACATATAGCAAAATTAAACACTGACACACATACAAATAGTAAAGTACATATTATTAATAGAGATAGTACCGAACAATATGTTGTCTTAGTTAATAACCAAAGTGTAAAAGTTTATGATTTAGCGGGAAATGCTAAAACAGTTGTTACTCCTGATGGAGTTTCTTATTTAACATCAACAGCACCACAAGATGATTTTAATTTAGTAACTGTAGCTGATTACACTTTTGTAGTTAATAAAACTAAAGTTACAGCAAAGTCAGGATCAGCTTCTACAACTAGACCTGATGAAGCTATTTATTATATTAAAAATGGTCAATACAAAACAACTTACAAAATTAATATAGATGGTTCTGAAGTTGCAAGTTTTGAAACTCTTGATAATTCTAGCTCAGGAAACGCATCATCAATTACAACAGATAATATTGCAACAGAATTAACTAACGATTTAAATTCTAATTTATCAGGATACACAGTATCTAGAGACGGTTCTATTATATATGTTTCTAAAAACTCAGGAACATTTACATCAACTGTTTCAGATGGATTAGGAGGAGATGGATTAATTTTAGTTAAAGATAAAACTAATTCATTTTCAGATTTACCATACAAAGGCTACACAGGTTTTGTAGTAGAAATTGTAGGAGATGGTGGAACAGAATTTGATAACTACTTTGTTAGATGGGACGGTAGTGCTTGGGTTGAAACAGTAAAAGATGGATTAGATAATTCTTTTGATGTTTCTACAATGCCACATTTACTTATACGAACAGCTGATGGAAATTTTAGATTTTGCAAAGCAGACGGCTCAACTTACACGGTTAGTGGAACTCAATATACAGAGCCTGAATTTGCATCACGAACAGTAGGGGACGAGACTACAAGTCCTGACCCTACTTTCGTGGGAAGAAAAAT